AGGTAGCGTCGTCTTTTTCCTATGGAAGAGATCTGAGATACGTGATTACGTTTCAGATTTGTGCGAATGGCTCGCTGATGAGCCGGCGATTGTGTCGGACATCTCACGCGATGCGTTCGCCCAAGTGGTGATTGACCAGGTTGATGGAACTCCTGGTCACACCCATGCGAGTGCCGCTAGCTTGAGAACCTCAGCTACACGAGCTGCGCTGAATATAGCGCAGTATTGTGGAGCTCAAGTCTATGTCGTTGGTATGTCGAAGACAGACCAAAGGCGTGGACTCAAAGGATCTCGCAAGTGGTACTGGACGAAGGACGTCAATGCGGACAACCGCAACGATAGGCCTGCCATGAAGGACATCCGTTTCTTGTGTGACGTCGATTACTATGTCGATGTTCCGCAGCTTCTGGTCACTGAAGGCAAGCCCGTTCTCCTCTACACGGTCGTACCCGAAGAAGCGACATCGAATGGTGAGGATGACACCTCTTTCCAGTTTATGGAAGATGGGTCACTCCGCACCTTTGTCGCGGGTGGAGGCATGTATCGGCACATGTTGTGGGATTATGCGGCGGACTCTTTTCTGGTTTCAGAGAAGTGGTTTGGCGTTCCCACGCGTGCCATCGCCTACGCCGTCGAGCGCAAGCAAATTGGAAAGCATAGACAGCTTATCCTGCTTGCGCCGATTCGAGTCTTCGAAGGCCTCGCAGCCATGTTGGCTGTCTGGCTTTTGGAGACAAAGGTGCTCACTAGGTTTCGGCCTATTGTGACTGGACCGGGAGGAGAAAAGTTTGTGAGGTTCAATGTCATGTCGTCGACTGGCAAACTTATGGTCACTACGGCTCGGCCTGCCCAAGCCCTGTGTGCCACTGTGAGCCAGGAAGACGATGATGCCATTGCGACAGTGTCCCGCTTAGGTACTACGAACCTGATGTTGCCGACGACCGCGAGTTGGATTAAGGAAAGGCCTGCCTCGGCAGTCTTGACCGAATATCACCGACTTTGCGGACTGAAGCCCAAAAATGTCGTGTACCCTGTTGAGCAGGGAGTGCGTGCGTACCAGTACAAACCTGATGTGTTTGACTGCGAAGCAAAGCCCAAGCTCCAAGCGTTCATGAGTCCCCTCGTTCACGGAGCATTTGTTCCGGTGGCCAACAAGGCCGGAGAAGAGCAGTGCGTCAGAGGACGCATTACGAATCTTCGGAAACCTGAGCCGAAACCGAACAACTTCCGTGATAGATGTATGGATGAGTTTGCGAATCTCATCCTACGAGGCGCCATCCTTGAGCCTGTCTGCTACGAAACTGTGGAAGCGAAGCAGACACGCGCATCACAGAAACTGTCATTGAGCAAGGCTGTGTTGACCGGAAATTTCCGGAAGCTGATCTTAAAATGCTTCTTGAAGGCCGAAGCGTATCCTGATATTAAGGATCCACGCAACATTTCGACCTACAATGATGCTGATAAGCTTGACATGGCATGCTTTGCATTGGCCTTAGCGGGCCATATGAAGCAGTTTAAGTGGTATGGTCCCGGCAAAACGCCGATCGAGATAGCGGAGCGTGTCGCCAGTATTGCGATGGAGTCTGAGTATGTGAATATTTCGGACTATCATCGCATGGACGGCACTATCTCGTATGCGTTGCGCAAGGTTGACCGAGTGGTTTGTATGAAGGCCTTTGCAAACCATGGCGCGGTTTTGAATCAACTGCTGAAAACGAACGTTGACAACGTTGGCTATTTGCCCAATGGAACCACGTTCGATCAAGGACCATCGCACGGATCAGGCTGCTCTGCCACCAGCCTGTTCCAAACCCTCCGCTCCAGTTTTAACGCCTATCTTGCGTTCAGACACACCCCAAAGCGGAACGGCGAGACCTATAACCCCGAAGAGGCGTTTGAAGCCCTTGGGGTCCACCTCGGTGATGATGGTGTCGATGGCAACCTACCCATCTCATCTCACCAGTGGGCCTCAAGGAGCACCGGACTTATCCTCGAAGCCAATATTGTGGCTCGAGGGCATCGAGGGGTCAATTTCTTGGCACGCTACTACTCGCCAGCTGTTTGGAATGGACAGCTTGACAGTATGTGCGACGTCAAGAGACAGCTCTCTAAGTTCCACACTACGGTGCGCCTGCCTGACAATGTCCCGGCTGAGCAAAAGCTCGTCGAGAAGGCCGCCTCCTATGTGGCGACCGATGGATCAACTCCCGTTGTCGGAGAATTTTGCAAGAAAGTGCTTTTGCTGTCACCCCTTCGCCCCGGACTTCTTTCTGGAATCCGTACTTGGTGGGCTAAGTTCGACGAATCTGTCCAATACCCCAATGCAAATGTTGGAGGATGGATGGATGTGGAGTTTGAAACTCAGTTCCCGGAATTCGACAGAAGTCGATTCAACGATTGGATGGCTACCATCCAGTCGTCCCCGGAACTCCTTTCAGCTCCACTATGCGCTGAACCCAAGCCCGCAACACCAAGCCAGTCTGATGTCGTGGTTGACGGAGAGGTTGTGCCTTCACGACCAAGTGACCAAGAAGAGCAAAGAGCACCCCCTGCTCCGCGAGAGCGCAGCAGGCGGAGTGGCGAACGATCGCGTCGAGGACGTCCAGCCCGAGGACGTAAACAAAACGGACGTAGTGTAAAACCATCTAGTTAAACCCCACTACGTGACCGCTTGAGATAATGTTTCTCTCGCGAGTGGAAGAATCCCAAGTTAGGGCCGGC